ACTTTTGAAACGAATGGTACACAAGAATTATCTAAAGACCTAGCAGAATATCTTGTAAGTTGGCAGGAAGATAAGAACTGGCATCTAACACGAGGATATGATAGTGTGACATTCAGCGTAAGCGCAAAACTTAGCGTAAGCGGAGAGAAGAGAGAAGAAGCGATACGACCCGAAGTTGTATGTGGTTATCAGGATATAGGTCATACATATCTAAAGTTTGTGATCGCATCACATGAAGATTGTGAAGAAGCACTAGAGGTGGTAAAAATATATCGTAGCGTGGGTTTTACTGGCAACGTTTATCTGATGCCAGTAGGTGGTGTTGAGAGTGTGTACAGCCTGAACAATCGTGCTGTAGCAGAGTTTGCTATGAAACATGGACTACGGTATAGTGATAGACTTCAGGTTCTTCTTTTCAAAAACCTCTGGGGTACTTGATTGCCCTTTTATACTGAAAAACTACCTGGTAATTACAGGACAGGACAAACTACATATAAAAGATGTTATAGTTTGAAGCGTTGTCACTATAGCGGCAAATGGTTGTTTTTTCGTAGGGCATATTATATAGAAGTTTCATATATGACAAAACCTGCAGGTTACATATTGCATTATGGATCATTCAAAGAGTTTTATACATGGATAGAGCGTGACACATATATCACTATGAAACTCAAGGGTGAACTCTAAGGCTCTGTAAGTTATTGATTCTATTAGCCTTTTTCTGCTGAAAAATAAGGCTTGACTTTACCCCGAGTATGACATATAATATCTATACATTGTTGAGAGACAATGACGATTTGGGTGATGTAGTAGTTGACTTGTAAATGTGACTGCTATATTATTTGAAGTGTGAGTGCAGTACGTCACTCACAGGTGTTTGTAAGTTTATTTTTTATTCGCTAGTAAAGGAGATTATATATGAGCAATTTTTCTAATAGTTGGTTGGATGCCCTAGATATCAATCATAAGGACAAGATTTTCAATGTTCTTGCCCTTGATGAGTTGGATCTTCCAGCAGGAGCATCTATCGTCACAAAGGGTGGTTCATCGTTCGTCCGTTTTACCGATGCTTTCGGTAATTGGAATGACTATCTGGTTCTCATGCGCGGCATGAGTAAATCAGACGCCTACCGCGAGAAGCACAACATGATTGACACCGCCGGTCTGTATGGTTACTCATACAAGCACGGTGAACCCCTTGAGGTTGCGACCACTGATGAGCAGAAGCGTAGTCAATACGTTGTCGGTGAATGGGTTTGTGCTGTGACAAAGAAGTGTCATATCACCAATCGTTCAATCGCTGACCAAGAAACTCGCGGTCCTATCAATCTTGCCCAAGGTACTATGACTTGGGACTGTGATGGTGAACATGCTGGTGTCTATCGCATTCTGGCATATGGTGTCAGTGATCAAGAAGGCAATCAATTGAAGACCACTCGCTATGAGCAGAACCTTGCTTTGGGATATAGCAAGTGTCCCCGGCGTGATATGGTTCCCCACTTTGAGATGATGCGTAAGAATACTGTAATTCGTGTAACTAATAAAGAGGTGCAATATGGCTAAGTTGAATACAAAGCAGGAGACTAAATCTATGAACAAGAGCAAGGATACTACCTACGTTTCGCTAGATGTTCTATCATTCAATGGCACTAAGGTAACTGTGTTACCTTCTGACCGTCCGCACAACGTTTTGGATAAAAAGCCCGACGAACATGAACGCAAACCACTAGTGGACTTGGTTCAAGAGTTTATTGATGACAGTCTAAGCAAGGTTGCGGCAAAGACCAACAAGAAGAACGGTAAATCGTTTACTGGCTTATATGGTCAGATCGCTAAGTACCAAGAAATTCCTCTCAAGGAATTGTTTAGCGCACTTGCGGTACAGCGCCCAATCAGTCGTCGCCGCTTGAAGAAGATCATGGAGACCTTCAACCCATTGAAGGTTCAATATGTCAACGTGTTGAAGATCAAATTCGAGGGCGTATATTACTATTACATCATTGATGGTCAACATACTGCTGTGTGTTATGGGACTGCCGCTCAATGGGGTTGGTTCATGCCCGACCTTCAACCGGAAGACTGGGCTAATGTCAAGGTTCGTTGTCAGGTCGTTGAATACCATAACTTCACTTTTGCCCGCGAACACTTTTTGGGTATCAACGGCGATGACAAGTTGAAGTTGGCAGCATTTGATAAGTGGCAGAACTATGTGCTTGCCAAGCGTCAAGATAGTCCTGATGAAGTTACACTTGAAAAGTATGAAGATGCTTTCTCACAACAGGAAATCATGGAGAGTTATGGTATCATCCCTATCCATGAACGCAACGAAGATGATGCTGATAAGCCCGGAGCATTCACTCGCGTAGATTTATTGAAGGATGTAACTGAAGAGGAACTTCATTGGATTTGTAAGATTCACCAGATGAATTTTGATGATCTTCCAATGGACGCTTTTGAAGTCAAACCTATGATCAATTTGCGTAACAAGATCAAAGGATCAAAGTCTTTGGAAAACAAAGATGTTTGCGAATTTATTCTTGCTTTGGGTAACATGATCAAGAATACAGTTGTAACACCGGCTAAGTTTCAGTTGCTTGCTACTAATGCTCATAAGGAATGGCATAAAGTTGCGTTCCCTGGTGAGAAGGTACCAAGCACCCCTGATGACTTGTCATTGGCTCTATTGCTGTATATGTACTATGAAGCCGGCGGCACGTTCAATCGTATTAGCAAGTTGTTTATGGACGACTACGATGAGCAGGGTCATACTGTGTTTCATGGTCTTGATAGTGACCTTCAATCTCTGATCAAGGGAGAATAATGTGAGTGCGGTCGCTCTCTACATAGCAGAAATACTTGCTAGGGAAGAGGCTTGGAAGCCTGGCATCACTACGGATCTAAACGAACGTGATGTGGGATACACCAAGATGGGGGATACTGTTTACTGGCATTTTGTTGCCGTCCCCCTGCGACCCGCTTTTAGTGCTAAGATTATTCATATTGAAGAGCAGGGTAAAATTTATTTCAAAAAAGAATTTCGTCGAGGCCGTGATGGAATTCAGGCTACAGAATATATCCCTAAAGATAAACGTTCACTAGATTTTCTTATGGACTACTACCGAGAACAAATTGACAAGTACCCCGGACAAATTGGGATTATCAAACGCAAATTTTTCCCCATGGATAAAGATAGTCCTCATTTGAATAATCTCATTGAAAATGCTATCAAATATCCTAGCAAATATTTGGAAAGCTATTGATAATAGCCCGCTATTTTACGCCGTAAGACCGGATAAGTAACTGTTGACAAAATACAACAACTATAGTAACATAGGAGTACAATGTATAATAAAAGAATAGGCTTTATAATGAGTAGCGAACACTTGAAAGCGACTGGCGGTGTAGGTCAGTATGCTAAAAGTTTCATTGAGTTGATGACTGCTCACAATATCAAAGTTGATATCATAACCGATACTAACCCACACAATAAAGAATTTGTAGAACTACTGAATACAAATGTCATCTATCCTGATGACCCTTATAGTTATGCCAAGCATAGAAACATCTTTATGTATGGCGATAGTTATAACTATGAGCGCATGGCTAACTTTCGTGAAAGCATCATCAAAGCACTAAAGAAAAATCTATACGATGCTTTCATCTGTAACCCATATGAAACAGTACAGGTTGCGGGTTGTCTTGGTCTCATAGATTATATACAAGTCATTGCTTATACGCATTTAGAAAGTCAATTATTCAGAGACACAAAGAATCCATTCTTGGATAGTGTCAATGACATGATGCGGTTACAATTAGAGTTGCCTGGTCTATATATAGGCACACAAAGTAATTACAATAGATTACAGATTGAAAATTCATATCACTTGCCTATACCATTACCCGAGCGTGAACTACTAAAAGAATATAATAATGACCGTGAAGGTGTATTGTTTATCGGTCGTTGGGAAGAAGGTAAAAACCCAGAACTCTATATTGAATTGATCAAGCAAACTGGGTTACCAGCAAAAGTTATCACTAGTGCTAATGGCGCTAAAAAGTTTGAAAAGAAGTTTAATGATCTAAAAATTACAGATTACAAGATCACTTATGATGTTATCGGACAAGAGAAAATAGATTTCATCACAAGTTGCCGTGTAGCATTCAATCCAAGCACTGTAGAGAGTTATGGTATCGCGTTCCTTGAACAGCAGTTACACATGCCAACAGTAGCATTAGAGAACATGCGTTGGACAAGTAACTTTGATAGTAAGCATTATTACACATGTAATAAAAAATCTATGGCTAAACTTATCACAGACTTGTATAATAAGTACGACAAGCCAGAAAAGTATTATGCTGAGGGAGTGCTAAAATCACAACAGTTTTTAGAGGATAATATATTCCATAAGTATGTTGAATGTTTTAGTGACTTCAAGCCAAAAACTAGCAACAATACTACTGCTGGTATATTGGAACATGATACAGTAAAATATAGCGATTATATTGACAGTTTGAATAGGTCACAGATTTGTATTGATGATGTCAAAAGTGTACTATCTAACCGTCATAGATATACAATCATATATACAGACAAGGACACATGGTTGAGCAAAGATCCAAAATTTACTCCTCCAAAAGAGTCAGATAATCTATTTGAGGGTTGGTAATGAGATTAGGTATATTTGGTGATAGTTACGCAGCCTTTGTCGGCAGATATGAATCATGCCCTCCATGGCCAAAACATCTATCAAGCTTATTAAATGCTGAAACTTTTGGTCACCACGCATTACCGGGCACTTCTCATTGGTATGCTTACGAGCAGTTTTTACGACACTATAAAAATTATGATACTATCGTGTTTGTGCATACCAATTGTGAAAGATGGCCATACTTACCACATGAGCAGCAATGCAAGGCATGGAATATAGGTTACCTTCAAGACGAATACATGGATCCTCTGAACAAGATTCGTAAGACTATATTTCCTTCAGCACTATTAGAATTTATAAGCCTTAGTATTTTTAAAGATGTAAATGATAAATGTAGGGAGGCAGGTATATACTTAGTGAATGTTTTTTCATTCCCCGATGATTATGTGATACCTGCTACGGAATTTCCAATCGTAAAACATCTTGATTATGTCAGTCATCTTGAGAAAACAAAGTTTCAAGATCATTTTCCTAAACCAGATTTTTCTTTCAAGGCTAAGTTTGAACAATGGATAAATGATGAAAGTAGATACTATCCTACACAAATGATAATTAAAAGTACAGGTGGACAAGATAGGCGCGAATGTCATATGAATTGTAACAACAACAAACGCCTTGCCTTTATGTTATTTGATTTTGTGAAAAATAAACAGCATGATATAATAGTAGACTGCAAACAAAAAGAATGGGATGTTTTTGATAGTGAAATGGATAAAATATATGATAATTGGTTAAAGGAAGGAACATGAAGAAAGTATTAATAACAGGTAGCAGTGGATATATTGGCAGTCATCTATGTAAGATGCTAAGTGGCAATTATGAGGTTCATGGATTAGATATCAATGACCCAATCGTGCCAGTAGATAAGTTCTATAAAGTAGATATCAATAGATTATTCACTATACCTGATCAGACAGAACCATATTATGCTGTGATTCATCTAGCAGCATTGGTCAATGTAGGCAAGAGTGAAACTATGCCGATCATGTATTATATCACTAATGTCAATGGTACTATGAATGTATTGAATAAGATTCCTACTAAAAACTTTATCTATGCTAGCACAGGGCAAGCAAGCCTTTGTGCTAATCCATATAGCATCAGCAAAAGAGCCAGCGAGGATTGTGTTGTAGAATATTGTACAAAGCATAAGCCACAAGATTATACGATGTTTAGATTCTATAATGTTGTTGGTATGGATGGTATACAACCAACCAACCCAGATGGATTGCTATCCGCACTAATCAAGGCTAAGGACAGTGGTACTTTCACTATTCATGGTGATGACTATGACACACCAGATGGTACTTGTGTGCGTGACTATGTACATGTTTATGAAATATGTAACGCATTGATGATGGCTATTGAGCAGCCAGCGAATGGACTAGAGAATCTAGGGCATGGTGTGGGTAAGAGTGTGCGTGATATGGTTGAGATGTATAAAATCGTCAATCAAACAAACTTTACTGTCAATATTGGACCACGCAAGAAGGGTGATCCTGCCGTTAGCGTATTAGATAGTCCTGGTCGTTACATGAAACACATGTATGAATTCAAGGATTTATTGAAGGTTCAATAATTGTAAATATAACCATTCACTTATTTGTTCATGTCCTAATCTACTAAAATGTGGGTCTTTTTCTGATATTTTATCGTACTTAAGTGTGCCTATTTCTGTATAATTTAACTTGTTTAAAATTTTGATTTGTTTGGCACATTTATCTTTATAATGCAGGTCCCAGTTTGATAATCCCCATATCAACACTTTGACTGGAAAAATATTTGATAAATTTGATAATGCGGCACAATCTCTTATAGTGTTGTAGATATTTTCTATCTCTGTGTCAAAATAAAATCTATGTTGTAATTTAGTATATTCTTCAGGACTATAAGTTCCGCCACCGCGCATAGCAAGATCAATTTTGATTCTTGACCATCGCAATTCATCATTTGTTAGATCATAAAAATTGTCTGTATTATAGACTTCATAACGCCCGCAATCTGTTAGTTGGATAACTGCTATAACTTCTTCTTTACCGTCGTATTGTTCAAAAAACCAATTATAGGTTGTTCTAACGATTCTCTGATTACTAGCACATCCTATCGCTAAATTTACTATTGAATTTGCATTCAATTTATTTCCTAAATGATGAGTCCAAACCTGTTTTAATCTTATCTCATCATTGTTAAATTTAAGGCCAGAACCATATGTAAATGAACAACCATTCGTGAACAAAATCATAATCAGTGGATCAACAAATAACTTCCCAAAACGTCACGGCGGGTTGCAGCAACGTCACCGTCACCCGGCTTGATGATAACGTTGTATTGTAATGGTTGCCCTTGTGGTGTTTGTAACATCTCATCATAAGTCAATATTGAATTAGGATTTATATTATATTGTTTAGCGATACGATCCTTCAATACTTTTATCTGAGTTGGACCCTTATATTCCCATTTTTTAATAACTTTTGGCTTGCCAGTTTTCTTATCTATTTTTGCTTGACCATTTCTATCTAAATCAGGATACTCAACACGTTTAACTAAATCATTAAACATAGTTTTATCAACAACGCTACTATGTTTAGTTTTACTAAAATCTATTTGTTTTTCTTGGGCTCGTAATGCACCGCGACTAAAATTAAACACAAAGTTATCTGGATGTTGTCCTGATGCGATACCTGCTATTTTAGTATAAGCATAAAACTGTATGTCCGGAAATGCATTTGCTACTTCAAACGCTAAATCTTTATAGGCTGGACTAAAGAAGTCGCCTGCATCATGCCATCGTATTACAACCTGTGTTCCTTTCTTACTGTTTTTGTCATATACAGTTTTTAATTCTTTCATCAACATGTTTTTCCAACCTTCTGGATCGTTAATCAAGAAGTTAAGATTACGTGTCATATGTGTGCTTGGAGGACTATATTGTACATAGCCACCTTTACCAACGAAGCAAAATGTTTTACATTGACCTGCTCCTGGGCAAGTGTTAATGATCATAAATTCATTGGTACTTTCATCTACTGCTAATCCAACGATGGCGGGCAAACCGATATTAAAAAATATGCTAGTTGAACCATCACTATGTTTCATCTTGTCGTTTTGTTTCAGGATATATTCAGGACGTGTAGTAAATAATTGTTTTAATTTTTCAAGGTTAAATTCGTAATCTCTCTGTCCAGGTATAGCCTCTATCTCGCCCCCATCAGCAGGTTTGTAAATAATTGGAGTTATATTACTGCTATGAACATATGGAAAATCGTACTTGTCGCGTTTGTCTTTTTGTCTCTTTTCTACTCTTCCTAAATACCCTTTTAACTCTTCTTCACCGGGCTTTCTATATGTTGCGCCCAAAAACTTATCGTCAGCCTCTTCAAGTCCCTGATTGGTTTGTTGGGCAACAAAGTCTGATAAAGACATAACCTCTACGCCCTTTAGCATTGATTGTTTACGCGCTTTGGGTTTAGAATTCTCTGATATGATATCTAAAAGTTTACGGAAATCCATGATGTTGACATTCTCAAATAGTTATAGTAATATTTATCGTAATTATGTCATTCAATAGTAATATCAAGCGTATTGGTTTTGCCTGCAAATGGGCAGAAATCAACAAGAAAGGCGAGATCGCTAGTGCTGACGGGTTCAACACTGGTGGTACTACCCACGCATGGGCAAAGCGTCAGAGTAGCCCGCGCATTGTTGAAGAAAAACTAATGGAAGTTGCTAAACGCAACATCACCAATACACATAATCTAGTCAAGAAGGTCGCTAGTCTTGAGCCCGGTCTGCGTATGGTACGACTAACTAGCGATATGTTCAGTTTCTATACTATGGATGAGTACAAGTACTTCTGGAAATCGCGTGAGGTACAGGACAGTTTGGAACGTTGGATGGCTCCTATCGGCGAGACTGCTAGGGCAAACGATGTACGACTATCGTTTCATCCTGATCAGTTCGTAGTACTTGCTAGCGACCGCCCTGAGGTGGTAAATAAGAGTATAGAGGAGTTTGAATATCATGTGGATATGGCCCGTTGGATGGGGTACGGTAGAAAATTCCAGGATATCAAGATCAATGTACACATATCGGGCAGACAAGGTCCAGCCGGTATCGTCAGCGCACTCGGTAGGCTCTCGCCCGAAGCAAGAAATAGTATTACCATCGAAAACGAAGAAATGTCCTGGGGACTCGACTCCACCCTCGAACTGGCTGGACATCTGGGTCTAGTACTAGACATTCATCATCATTGGATCAAGACAGGTGAATACATACAACCCAATGATGATCGTATCAAGCGTATTATTGACAGTTGGCGTGGTGTGCGCCCTGCTATGCATTTTAGCACATCACGCGAAGATGGCGTCATTGAGCGCAATACAACCGAACGACATGACCTACAGCGATTGATGGAAAGTGGGTATAACAAACAGAAACTACGCGCACATAGCGACTATTTCTACAACGATGCTATGAATCGTTGGGCATATGAACATTGGCAGTGGGCTGACATCATGTGCGAAAGTAAGGCTAAAAATCTTGCCAGCATGAAACTTTACGATACATATAAGAGTTATGTTTGAGAAACTAAAGAATCTTTTCAAAAAGCCAGAGCCACCTAAGCCTGCAGGTAAACCTAAGGCTGAAAAGAAACTATCGCCAAAAGAAGAAGCAAATAGTAAAGGCGAACCTTACATAGCAATTTTAAAAGTAGATTTAGATCCTAATAACTTAAATAACGGAAGTTTTGAGTTAGATTGGAATGACAAATTTATAGTAAACTTAGTGAAGCAAGGTTACAAATTAAAACCTACTGATACTGACAATGACATCGTAGACCGCTGGTTTCAAACTGTTTGTAGAAATATCGCGCTAGAAGTTTACGAGCAAGAAGTTGCTGACCCTGATAAACGTGCCCCAAATGACTTGAGAGTGATCGGTAACAGAGATTTGGGTAACGGTCGTACTGAAATCAGTTAATAATGTAAAAGTATCGTGGCTAAAACCACTAAGAAAAAATATACCATTGAACATCTTGGTAAGGTTTTGTACACCGACCATTATTATGACCTGCCTGTTGAAAAATGCCTTGAATTAAAACAAAAGTATTATACTAAACCCGACTACAACCTTGTAGAAGAAAATTTGAAAAGTGTAAAGCGCGGTGGTACTGGGATAGGTGATATAGTTAACTATTACTATAAAGATTTGATGGCAAAAGTAAAACTTGAAACACCACGCTGGAGCATAGAAGAGGTATTTGAGTCTAATGATCTAATCAGATATTTTTATAGCCGCACACTAAGCAGTGAAAAAGTATATCCAAAAACAAATAGTGATATTCAAAATTTTGAGACTGCACTAAGGATATCAGGTGGAGGCGTTGCTATGAAGCCAAGTAACTTTCCAATGCAGACGGTTGACCATATTTTAAAGTATTATAATGTCAATAACAAATATTATGATTTCAGTTGCGGTTGGGGTGTGAGACTACTCAGCGCCATGAAAAATAAAGTAGAATATTATGGAACAGACCCTAATAACCTATTGGTTGACAGATTATTTGAAATGGCAAAGGATTATGATACTGTAAACCTTACAGATAGCAAATACGACATACGATGCCAGGGTAGCGAGGTATTCGTTCCTGAATGGGAAAACACGATAGGATTAGCATTTAGTAGCCCTCCTTATTTCAACCTTGAAGATTACAGGATAGGCAATCAATCATACAAGCCTGGTACTACATACCAGCAATGGTTAGATAATTATCTGAAGCCTACTTTATCTAACATTAAAAGATATCTCATTGATGAGGGCAAGTTATTGATTAATATAAAGAACTTTTCAAACTATAGGTTGTACGAGGATACATTATCCTTGGCAAAAAGTTTGGGCTATCATCATATACAGACCACTGACCTAAAAAACAAGGTAAGACCTAGTGCCAAAACCAATCTGAATACAGATGAAAGCATAATGGTACTGTCAAAAAACAAAGTTGAACCTGCAGGTATCACGTTGTTTGATTTTGGGTAACGGTCGCACCGAAGTTAGTTGACTTTCGCAATCACACAGTATAATATACGAATATTATTCTGTTAAATAGGTGTGCTTGTGAAATACGCTCTCATTGATACTGCTAACACGTTCTTCCGTGCCCGACATATCGCAAGTCGTAACAGCGATACATGGGAGAAGATCGGCATGGCATTACACCTGTCATTGTCTAGTGTAAATCAAGTTGTACGCAAATATGGCATTGACCATGTTGTGTTCTGTCTTGAAGGTCGTAGTTGGCGCAAAGATGTCTATCCTCAGTACAAGGCACATCGTAAGGTTGCTGAACAAGCGTTAACTGAGAGTGAAGCAGAAGAAAATAAAATGTTCTGGGAAACGTATGATATGTTCACTACGTTCCTACGTGAGAAAACAAACGTCAGTGTGTTACGCCATGAACGGGCTGAGGCAGATGACCTTATCGCAAGATTCATACATCTGCATCCCAACGATGAACACTATATCATTAGTAGTGACACTGACTATGTTCAATTGATTAGTGATAACGTAAAACAATATAACGGTGTCGCTAACCAATTGATTACCCTTGAAGGTTATTTTGATGACAAGGGTAAACCTATCAAAGACAAAAAGACTAAAGAACCTAAACTGTTAGGTGATCCGCAGTTTCATCTCTTTGAGAAGATCATGCGCGGTGACGCAGGTGACAATGTGTTCAGCGCATATCCTGGCGTTCGCACTAAGGGTAGCAAGAACAAGGTTGGCTTGATTGAGGCTTATGCTGATCGTACAAAGCAAGGTTTCAACTGGAACAACATGATGCTACAGCGTTGGGCTGATCCTGACGGTGTTGAATATCGTGTCAAGGACTTGTATGAGCGCAATAAACTTTTGATTGACTTGACCGCACAGCCCGACGAGATCAAGGATCTTGTTGATGTTGCTATCACTACCGGCGTGCGCATCAAAACTACTCCGCAGGTCGGTATTCATTTCATGAAATTCTGCGGCAAGTATGAACTCAACAAAGTCAGTGAGCAGGCTGAGACTTATGCTAAGTGGTTGAACGCGCCATATACTGGCCAATATAAAGATATCGCAATGGAGGTTGCATGACAGAGTTAATCGCTAAACCAATTATTAAAGATCAATACTGGGTCGTTACTGACGGTGAACGTAAGGTCGGTAACGTCCAAGCCAATAGTGCTGGTTATGAAGTCATCCTTAACGGCAGCACATTGCAGTTTAACAATACTTTAGATATTAAGAAACAGACTAAGATCAGTTTTCAGCCCATGAAGTCTAACAAGACTAAGGTAGAACTGCCCTATCCAGATTACCCTGTACCTAATAAAATCTATAACAGTTTTTTTGACGTTAAACGCAAGTTGCATATTTTTACTAAAACCAAAAAAAGCAAGTGCTATCATGTCGCAGGGTGGTTTTTAGTAGAGCAGAATGGTCAAAAACAAGTCACTTTTTGTCCAAAATACATCTTTATTCAGCGATATCAGTATACTGGGCCATTTAAAACAGAGGCCGAGGTAAATAGTCTACTAAATACTTGACATGGTTAACATAAAACTGTTTTTTGACAAAGTTTCAAAACTTGAAGGGAAGAAAACAAAAGACCTAGTATTAGCGATGAGCGATGCTAAATTGTTAAGGGATGAAATAGCGAAATTACTTATAGATTTAAATGAGGCTCAAAAATCTAATAAGGCTGAAGAAGAGGTAGTTAAAGTAGAAATTAGAGGTGGCACATTTAAATGAGTAGAACACAGCCAAAAATAATTTTAGAACATGTTGATAAGATAACATATAAATGCGATCAAATCGTAGAGGCGAGCGGGATCTGGGCAGTATTTTATGATGGTCAGCCTATAAACTTAAAAAGTCAACATTATCTCGCTAACGAGGTTGCCCCTAAATATAAAAAGACGAGTTTCAGCAATCCAGGACATGCTAGAAATCTCTGTCGCAAACTAAACGGTTTATTCAAAACAGATAAGTTTAGTGTAGTGTTCATGAATCAAGGACGACAAGTTTATCCTGATGAGTAATAAGAAGGAAATTCTAACAAGAATTATACTTGAGCAATTACCGTCGTATAGTGAATTTAAAAAAATTCCCGAAGAAAAAACCTTGATGCGATGGTGGATTACTGGACGAAGCAGTAATAACCTAAGGTTGACAGAAGAAGGAAAACAAGCATTTGATCTAGCAGAAATTGAATTTTTTGATTTTCCTTTTTACACTGATCAAGAATACAAAGACCTTAAAAATGCGAAATCAAATCATTGGACTGGAAGTAAACTCACTATTCGTCTAAAGAAAATAGATTGTCCTTTTTATATAGGACTTAAAACTGCACATAAAAAATCAGCATATATAAGAGTTTACGATAGCAAAATCGCAACTATCATAAGTTTATATGGAAGCGTGTTAGAATTTTTAGAGTCTAAAAAATGAAAAAACCAATCGCAATAAATCCAGAAAAAAATAATAATCTGATCTTTCCAGAAGAATTATCCTCACACATACTCACGCATGCCTATCTTTACTTACAACCTAACGGTTGGTTTAATGATACACCATGCGATGAAGACGGAACCACTCCATGGTATACTTTCCCAGCCATCAAGTTCTTGAAAGATATTATCAAACGTGAATGGACTGTTTTTGAGTATGGTTCAGGATATAGCACATTGTTTTTTAAAAATAGTGTACAAAAGTTGGTTAGTGTAGAGCATAGTGAAGAATGGTACAATTATATAAAAACTGAATGTCTAGATTTAAATATTGAACTTGCGCCCCAGAACACAGAAATACATCCTGACGCATCAAATTGCTATAATAACTTTATACAAAATTTTAAGCAGATAAGAACGCACAATTTTGATCATGATCTGATGCATGGTCTGATTAATGATGAATTTGCAGGATACGCAAGTAAGATTTATATCTCTCCAGCCAAACATTTTGACCTTGTTGTTATTGATGGAATGGCAAGAGCATTGTGTGCTGTGATGACGGTGGAGAGTCATAGATTAAAAGACGGCGGCATCATCATATTGGACAATAGCGACCGTTGGCAATATAACCCAATACAGGAATACCTGATACAGCATGGGTTTGGAAGAATTGATTTTTACGGTTCGGGTTGGAACAACCACGCAGGTTGGTGCACAAGTTTTTACAGTAAATCTTTCCCAATAAATAATAATAATGTTTTACGAAAAGAAACAGCATCATACATCAATACATAAAATATGAGTGAAGAAAAGAAAAATCCAATAGCGGATATACTAGCAAGAAAAAAGGCACAACAAAATGGGCATAAAGGAAACTTTAACCCAAAACAAGGAACTACTGGTAAGGTCAATAGCAAAGGATTCGGCGGTCCTGCTGTTACCCGAAAAACGGGCAGGGGTAGTTGACCTAGTAGTTTAAACCTGTTATAATTTGCTATCTGTTCTTGTAATGTAGGTATGCAAATGAAAAAGTTGTGTGTGATTTCTGTGCTTGCCCTTTCAGGTTGCGGGGGCGGAGGTGGTAGTCAACCATCTACTCCTGCTGCTTCTAGTCCTCCTGTA